CTTTGCCCCGCGTTTTAGTTGGAGGCGGGGAAACAAGGGCAGACAGCCCTTCCCGTGGGTGTGCCCCATCAGATAGATGTCAGCCTCCGTCCACGGCACCATATCCTGAACCGACTTGAACTGCCCTCCGATAGTAGCCCCGCCTCCCCTTCCGTGATGGGCGAAGATGGTCAGCAGGTGGCTGTGGTGCGTTCGCTTGCTCTTCAGGCTTATGCCAACAATGGCCGACACCCCCAGAAACTTTGTTCCCAAAGCAGCCGCAAGTAAATGATCGGTAGTGTTACCGTCCCCAAGATCAAGATAGTGATTGCCGCCAAGAAGGCCAATGCAGCGACCACGCATAAACTGCAACTCATTAGCAAGAGTCCGAGTAACGCCCTTGTAAACATCTTTGAGAGTGTTCTTGGTGGTGTCGTGGAGAGGGCCGAGAACCATCCGCTCCGAGGTGCTCATCCCGTCCGTGTAGTCGCCCATTCCTAGGAAGATGGCGTTCTTCTTGGATTTGGCGTAGGCCAAGAACTCCCGCCAATGCCCATCCGCGAACATATCGGAGTCGCGGTGAACATCCCCGAATGGAATCAGGGTGAAGGGCTTGTTCTCCTCAATCTCCAGATCGACGAAGTGTCCGTAGAATTGGCCGCAGGTTTTCATTTCTTGTTAGCCTTCCTTATCTCACGTTGCTGTGCGGTGACTTGTGAGTGGCATTCCGTACATAGAAGACGGAACCCATCGGCCTCGACAAAAAGCCGGGAGACGTACTCATCCCATCCTTGGAATCCGCGTACAGGGTCCACGACGGGGTTGATGTGATCAATATGGGTTTCTGAATTGCCAACGACCTTTTTGCAGGAGGCGCAGACGTACTGATTTCGTCCAACTCGCGCAGCCTTGCGGCAAGTGTGCTTAGGCCCCCATCGCCCAGAAGCCCGACGGAGTGCAGATGTAACGAAGCTACGGAATCTAGCTGGGGTCCATTGTCCATCGTTGTGGGGCTTCATCCTATGGTTCGGCGTATAACTTCGTTGCCCAACCATAGCACGCAGGCGTGGATGTGTTTACACCTATCTCTGTCTGTCTGGGGGTATTCAGCATTCTTCCCTTCCTTCAAGCGGGGCTGGCATCTGGTCTCCCAGTCCCGGCAGGTGCATTGACCCCTCCCTTTGTGGAGGGAGAGGTCGATGACGTAGAACTCCTCTTCCTTCGACTCCGAAGTGACGTGGAAGAGAAGCTGACCTCTGTGCTCAATCTTCAAGGACTGACTCCGACCGGAGGCGTTCGCCTCTGGCCTGAACGAACTTGTGATAACGCTCCATCGCCCGGAATTGCTCAACAGGGTCTTCTTCGGACCCAATGGCATTGAGCAGGTCTTCCATCAGTCGCTCTTCAAGTGTTTCGAGCTTTCGCATAGGTAGTTGTGTTGTGCCGCCCATTTGGGATTGGCGTGGATCAGGTTATGGCAGGGACGGCAGACCGCCATAAAGATGCGAGTGTCACAGAGCTTCCCCCCACGCCCGAGGGGAAGCTTGTGGTGAATGTCCTGTGCGTCCCGCTTTTGACAGCACTCACAGGACGGGTTGACTGACAAATACTCAGCCTTCAGCTCCCGGTAGAGCTTCAGGGCTTGCTGCCTTTTTCGGCTTACTTTTCGGAGAGGAGAACGTCGCAAGCTTGTCGTGGAGTTTCCAGAGCTGTTGGGCAGTCTTGGGGTTGAATGATTGGCTCATCCCTGCGCGTACTGCTACGCACTTACGGATGTTCTGCCAATCTCCGATGCTAAGCCCGGCGGGGATCGTAGCCATTCTTGTACCTCCAGATTTGGGCTGCGGAGCAGAACAGTTCAAACGCCTCGCGCATCTCAGCGGCTGAGTATTCAACCACCTCGATACGTCCGGGTTCCGTCGTGGAGATGTAGACGTTGTAGCCTACGGAGTTCTCCTTTATGGGTCCACCGTTGCACCAGTACGCGACGTGGTAGGCCGCGATCTGGGGGATGTGCCCGAATTTAGGGGTGATGGGCTCGCCGGGCTGCGTCTTGGTGGACTTGAAGTCCAAGATCCCGCACAGCGGACCCTTAGTCACCGCAAGGTCCGTGGTCCCGGCATAGCCGTACTCCTGTGAAACAACGGTCACCTCGGAGTCTGCGATGATCAGGTCCTCCGAATACACCTTTTCGATAGCGTCCATAGCCATTCCCAACTCAATGCCATCGTGAGGAACAGGCTGCCCTTTGAGATGTGCCTCGATGTTGGCGTGGATTCGGGTGCCAAGTTCGGCAGCGTCCGAAACCTCGTCTAATGCCTTGGAAAGGGCATTGGCGACGTATTCGTCCATCTGCTCATCTCCGATGGGAGGCGCGTTGAAGCAGTATTCCGCGACCTTGCCCATCTTCCAGCGATTCAGGGCCGGATTGTCGATGACCGACAGGATGCCGGTGATGGACGGAAGGAGCTTCTGCTCCTTCGCGTCCCGAATCGTGGTGGCCCGGAAGGGATTCTTGGCCCCTTTCTTGGTTGGCTGCGTGTGTGCAGCCGCGCCCTCCGTGGTGTACCAATGCATCAGAGTTCGTCCGAGGAGGACGGCTTATTGGTGCGGGGCTCGCTGATGGACAGCGACAGGAACTTCCCGCCAGACTTGCCCTCCTTGAGCCATCCGGCGAGGCGGTAGTCCTTGCCGTTCACGTTGAGCTTGCCGGTGTAGTCAGGCTTCTTGGAACCCTCTTCCTTCTCGGAATCGCGGAAAAGAACGCCCTTATTGGTATTGTCGTAGGTCATATTATTGTTGGTTTAGGTTACGGATCAGAAAGGATCGTCCTTCTGGACGGGCTTAGGAACGTAGTTCTTGATGACAGGGTTAGCGGGCCGAGCAGCCTCACCGTCGTCGTCTTCCTGCGTGATGCAGAGGAATGCGGCGAGGGCGTAGCGGCGGAGATAGGTCGTCGCGGAGCCGACTCCCTGCGGGTCAGCCTTGGGCAGCGGGGAGCTAGCCGTGTCCTCGATCCATTGCCCGGAGGTGTGCAGGAGGCGGGTGGTCAGATGCACCCGATCCCCGCCATCTCCGAGCGTCTGGAGGACTACGATTCCGGCTTTGTTGAGCGGTGCCTTGGTGGCCTCAATCACCGAGCCTAAGCTGGCGTATGAGTTTTTGAAGTGGGGATTCTTCGCGTCCTTAGACGCATTCTCCACCTCGCGCTGAGCAGCCAGAAGGGCTGCGCTAATCAGGTCAATTTTTTCCGACGTTTTCATCTGTGTTTAGCATTTCGTTGGTTTCCTGCATCCAAAGCATCGCCATCTCGGCAACTTCAGCCTGCTCTTGGCAGGTCGGTTCTTCAAAGCGGCTAAGAAAGCCGCTGATCACCATCGCAGCCTTAGCGAGCTGCGTCTCGTAGTCGTCTCGTGTGGGTATCATTTTTATCATCTTTATCTCGCCTCTCTTGTGGTGGATTCTTCTGCGGGAGGGAAGCCTTTTCTTTGCCGAAAACCCTATCCCAGCCAGTACGAAAGGCTTCCGAGTGATTATTCCTTGGCGAATCTCCTTTGCCGTTCATCGTGCGAGTTGCTGGAACTTGGTAGTGGGACGGTTGAAGACCATTCGGATGGAGGCGCAGCCGTTGTCCCGGCCCTTGGCCTGCACAATCTCAACCTCTAGATTCTGAACGGTCTGGTCGTTGAGACTCTGTGTGCCGCCCTCGGAGTTCTCCGTGGGCAGATGGATGAAGATGACCCTATCTGCGTCCTGCTCGATGTTGCCCGATTCCCGGAGGTCTGAGAGGCGGGGAATGCGATTCTCGCGTTCCACTTCCCGACTCACCTGCGCCAGTAGGATCACGGGAATTCCCATCGAGACCGCGAGGTCCTTGAACGCCAACGTCGTCTGTCCAATGGCAATGTCCCGCGTCTCTCCCTTCCCATGCGGGGGCACGTAGAGCTGGAGATAGTCGATGACCACAGCCTTGACCTGCATAAACGCCTTGCAGGCTTCGATGCGGGCGGCGATCTGAGCGGGATTCCGGTCGCTGTCGAAGATGTGCAGCTTCTTCGACAGGTTTACCTCGATCTCCTTCAGGGCGTTCTCGAATGCCTTAATCTGGTGCTGGGAGGCTTGCCGGGATTCAATTGCTCGGACGGATACGCCGGACATCATTCCGGCCAAACCCTTGCACACCTTCTTGACCGGCATCTCACGCGAAAAGAGCAACGTGTCGCCATAACGGGACGCGAAATGGCGGCAGATGTCGCGGGCCATCGAGGACTTTCCGACACCCGGACGGGCAGCGATGACGATCAGTTCGCCACCAGTCGCGGCACCTAGTTCCTTGGTCATATCAGGCCAAGGCCAAGTCATCCCGGTTTGTTCAGCCTCACCGGACAAGAGCTTGGCGAGGTCTGCCATTACCTGTGAGGCAGCGTCTTTGAGCGACACTTGAGTAGCCGTCTGGTTTCTGATGGCTAGGACTTTGCTAATCTTGGCGACAAACTCATCGACCTGCGGCTTGCCCGCTAGGGCCATTTGCGTGGTCTCTGAGGCCACGACAGCCAGTTCCCGCGCCTGATACGCATCTCGCAGGGCATCTAGGCTATAAGCGAAAGCTAGGGGCGTAGGCGAGGCTCCTGAGATGTCAGCGAAGTTCTGCATCCCGCCCACCTTGCGGAGGTCAGGGTCGGACTTCTTGAGTTCCGCGCAGATGATGTGCGGCTCCAGTCCAATCCCCTTGATGTGAGCTTCGTTGACCTGTTTCCAGATCACCTTGGCAAACTGGTTGTAGAACCAAGCCTCTGTGACCTTGTAGTCCAAGGCTTTTAGGAGGGCCGAAGGACCCTCGTTCATTACGACCGAAAGGACAATCCTCTCAGCCTCTTCGTTATGTGGTAGTTTCATTTGTGATCTTTCTGCGGTTTAGGATGTGTTTAAACTCTTCGTTGGTCAGGTAGTGGCGCTGATAGCCCATCGTGGTGATGCGCTGGGCGATGTTCTTCGGGTCAACCTCCGGGAATGCGTCCTTCAGTTGCTTTAGGGTCATTCCTGCCCTCATTGCGTTCTCGAATCTAATCCGTAATGATAGCGTCGAGCCGGGCGATTTGTGCCACGCTGAGGTGTTGGAAGACTGCGGGGTCGCGGATGAAGGCTGTGAGGTCATTTATCTGTGTCTCTAGTTTGGCGGCGAACTCGGCTTTGACCTTGGCAGGTCGGCCGCATTGCAAAACATCAAGCTGGGCTCTTTGTGTTAATGGCGTTGAAGACATTCGGGAATTGTTTGGAGAAGATTTCACGGATCAGGCAGGCTAGTTCGCGGTGCTCCTTCTGCGTGTGCTCCGCGCATCTCTGGTCGAAATAATGAATCCAGCTTCGGACGTTTCCTGTGACATACATCCGGGTGCGGGTGCAGAGAGGCAACACCATCCGAGCCGTCTCCTTGCTCACGCCCTCCGCAATCAGGCGCTTGTAGACGCCGAAGATGGTGCTCACCGCCTCCTGCGCCTCCCAGCCCAGATCAGGGTCCTCATGGATGTCTCCCGATGCCTGCCGGTTCTTCAGGTCTTGCCTGCGTAGCTCTATGGGCTCGAAATCGCCGCTGGCTGCATACCTTTGGGACCACTCTTGAAACGTGAAGCTGCGATGGCGCAGAAGCTGGGCAGCAATGGCCCGGCTGGTCTCCACCTCGACAGTCATCGAGGCAGTCTCAAAGACTGACCAATGCCCGTGCCGGATGCAGTAGGCGAGGAGGCGCGGAGCCGTCTCGGTGTTGAGCTGATTGCTGGGGTTGCTGACCCGAGCGCAGTAGGCGATGAGGTCGTCTGCCGTGAGGATTCCCTGCTGAATGAGATCAGCAGAGGGTTGGGTGATACTGACGAGTTTTGCGTTCACGGCTGCTCCTTCGGTTGATGCCAAGGATCGCGGCAAAGCGCCATCTCACCATTGAAGTTGGTGATGATGTAGCCCTCCTTAATGATCAGTTGCCGCAGAGTGTCAGCCTCTTTTTCTAGAGACTGAATTTCGCGCAGCAACTTCATATATCCGCTGCTCAGTCCTCTATGCGATCTGGCGACGGTCTTGATGTCCATCTCCATTCGGGCAATGGCCTCAGCAACGTGATCCTTGCTGATGTCGGTGACGTTTACGATTGGCACGGCTGCTCCTTTCGTGCGGCGTCGATGGCGGCGCGGCTACAAATGTAGGTCGCGCCATGCTTCTCAAGCCAGTCCAGCCGTTCCTTGTCGGCCCGCAGCGCGACGTTTTTTTCGGCAAGCTCATCACGCTCCTCAAGAGCCTTTCGGTACATAAAACATAGATCATCCTTAGACCAAACCGGGTCTGGCATCTCACCGGTTTTTAGCGTATCTTTTAGGCGGTCGTTCTCGCGCTCCAGTTCGCGGGCAAAATCAGCCTGCACGAACTCTTCGCCCTCGTCTGGATTGAATCCGAAAAATTGTGCTTTAGCGTCGGTTTTAGGTGTGTCACTCACGGCTTCTCCTTTCGGTTCGCAAGTTGAAGCTGAAGCGCGGCGACCTGAGCCCGTAGGGCCTCGTTCTCCGCGAACATCAGCTCACTCTGCCGCTGGCCCTCACAGGCCCGGCCATCACAAGTTTCACACAGCCAGTCCGTGCGGGCGTTGTCCAACTGCCGTTGCAGGTCGTCCACCTGAGCCTTCAGCTCAGCCTCACGCTTGTAGTAGGCTGTGATGGCGATCATATCCTTATGCTCGTTTAGCGGGCTCACGGCTTCACCTCCACAACTCGCGCCGCGTTCTGCGCCGCATCTGTATTGGGCAGGTGGGTCTGCGTAAGGGCGGCGAGTTCGGATAGCCGCTCAACAAAGCGATCCAAATCGCAGATGTGCATCGTTGAGATGTCGTCGTCCTGCGCTTCGTCAATTGGCCGATTCATTGAGCGAGTGATCTCAAGACATCCGTCCCACTTTTGGTACACCTTCCAGTAGCCATTAGGGTCTTCGGCACAGAAGTGAGTTTCGCTCTTCTCGGTGATTTTCCAGTTCAAGACGCACCTCCGATCTGCTTCATCCAGTAGACGGCGCGCAGAGCGTTTTCCCGCATCATCTTCCGGGAGCCTTTCCGGAAGATGTCCCGGCTTTCAGTCTGGGCCATCAGCCGATGGGTCTCGGCACGTCCGAGGAAGTAGGCGGCGGTGGCCGCAGGGCTATACATCGCGTTCTTAGTCTTCATTGTGTGTTGGTATGTTTTGGTTTCCTACGACGGGCCTTTTGCCCGTCTGCATCCATTGAAGGCACAGCAAGTAGCCGTGCGCGTCAATCAAATTGTCGTCCTTCGGCTTATGTGCCTGCCTCCTAAGCTTTAAGGCACACATCATCAGGGGAACATCCTCTGCGGTGATGGGGCTGGTGAGCCGGGTGTTGAGGAGTCCGGTCCACATCGCGGCGATGCCGCTGAAGTCCTGATCTGGGGTGCCGTAGCTCTCGTTCCGGTCCCCGGTGATTAGCCGGATGGCTTCTTCGGCGTGGTTCATTCGAAGTCCTCCCGGTCAGGGCCATTCTCCGACTGAATCACAACTCCTACGACGATTCCGATAAGGAATCCGAGTCCGGTGCATATTAGTGTCATCATTTGTTTTGTTGGGTTTAGGTTTAGCTAACAGGAAAGGGGAAGCGGGTGCGCCCGCCATAAAGGTTAATCACGGTGGCGTAGCCATCGCCCTTAAGCTCAACCCGGTAGTCGTGGTATGCGTTAGGGCTAAGAGTCGGTTTCAGCCTCTGAAGCAAGGCTGCGTGCGTTTCGCCCTTATGCAGCACCCCGAGGTTCTCATCCTTGGGGAGACTATGCATATGGTGCATACCAAGGTTAGTATTATTAGTATTATCTAAGTTATGTACCTTGGTGTGCATATGGTGCATACGTAGTTCCACGCCCTTTAGGGTGAGAACGTAAGCGTTAGACCGAGCACTATTTCCCGGGTTAACCCTTATAAGCCCTTTGTCCTTTAAGGACTTAAGGGCGGCGAAGACCGACCGCACCGAGAGATTAGCCTTCTCAGCAATCGTCGCGGATGCAGGGTTGCATACGCCAGTCTGCGCGTTGCGGCAGCGCCAGAGGTAGGCGAGCACCCAGCCTTCTTGCGGGGTAAGCCCGAGGTCGAACAGCCAAGCCGGGATAAACGGCTCACGGCCAGCGCACACATCTGTTGAGTAGGTTGTTGTCACAAGCAAAAGGCCCGCCAAGTGTGTGCTTGACGGGCCATTGCTTGAACAACCCACCCGAGGATCAGTCGGGCGAAATGAATTTCTCAGGCACACACCTGATAACGAGACCGTAGTAGTTAGACGGTTGACATCAAGCTTTAGATGTGAGATTTTGCCTTTAAGCGTGCAAATACCTGAGAGCCAGCTAGATATGTTCGAAGAAAGTCCGAAGAAGATTAAGGTTTTAAGCGGAATCCCCGCCAAGAAAGTGCCCATCACACTAGCGTCTCAAATTGTGCTTCCTTCTGTCGTTAAGCCATTTACGGCTATTCGGATGAGCCCAACTGAGATCCTCATCCTTAATCAGGGATTCAACCTTTAAGGAGTATTTGGTGGATTCGCCCTTTAAGGCGTACTTTGAGTTAGGCCCGTGTCTCCAGATGTTGGCTCGGGTCTGTGGCGTGTCGGGTAGCTTGTGCCGCGCAACCCACCTGTCCGTGTAGAGGCAAAACAGGCGGAAGCTGCCGTCTAAGCTGGATCGGTCGCTTAAGGAGGCTTTGTGGCCCCACGCTTGAACGTCAGCCACCACGGCGGGCTGGATTTGGGCCGGGCCTACGGCGGATCCGTTCTTGGCATTCAGGTCCCCGGCACTCTCCATTTGGACAATCGCGAGGAATAGGATGAGAAGTTGGGCTTCGGGCATACCCAGTTCTTTCCGAATTGGAAAACGCAGGCAAGCCCTGTACCTGTGAAGAAAGTTGAAAAAAGGCATTGACCTGTACCAAGGAAACGCTTTTGCTCCGTGACGTAGGGCAAAGCCCGACACCAAAAATGATCAAAGAAATCGCCACCCTCCCCAACGAGCCTTACGTGCTCGTCGTTCAGCCCGACATTGCCGCCGCAGTCCTGTATTTCGATGGCGCCACCACCCAGCAGGTGTTCGCTGGCAAGCGTTGGGACGCTCGCCATCTCGTCGCCTCGATGAAGCAGGACCCCCGCTACGCTGGCGTCCGCTTCTTCAACCAGCGGAAGGGCAAGCGGGCATTCGGTCGCCGCTTCCCCGGCACTCTGGAAGAGACCACCCACATCCTCAACCCCTAAACACATACACAAATGATCATCGCAACCTACTCCACCGTCCAGAAGACCTTCGCCATCACCCAGCCCGACGTGGGCCGGGCGATGCTGTTTCAGGGCAACCCCTACGGACACAACCGCGGGAAGAACTTCAAGAACGCTGCCGAGGCTCGCCAGAAGCTGGCTGATTTGGGCTTTAAGGAGATTCGCTAACGGATTCACCCTTTAAGGGGATTTGCCCTTTAAGGCCGGATTTGGCCTTTAAGGGCATTTTTTGTGTAATGCGGGCCCCAGTCAGGGCGATGGGATAGGTACAGGTATGTACAGGTATGTACAGGTCTATACGTAGGACTACGTAGTAGAAACACCCTAGTACAGGTAATAGGGTAAACACCCTAGTCACGGATGTTACTAAGGGGAACGCCCTAGTACAGGGGTTTTCCCCTAGTACAGGGAATTGGGGAAAATTCCCCAGTTTCGGAAATCGCTAGAAATGGCCTTTCCTTGCGTTTCTAGGGGTTTTGATGTGCTAGGGCTACCGTGACACTCCCCGCGTTCCACGCGCCCCGCAAACGCGAAGGAAACGCGCAAGGCAAGGCCCGGATCGCCGCAAATAGGCGCAAAAAAGCCTCCCCGGTAAAAGGGAGGCTTGGGTTGGCTTGGCTTGGGCTAACCTAGCAAGGCAAGGCCGAGGCCGTACAAAAGACAGGCCGCGCAAACGACGAGCCACAAGGCCGTGGTCACGAAATCGCCTTTTTTCATCCGGGGAACGGGATAAGGGTTTGTTCGCCTTCCGGGATTTCAATTTCGAAAGGCTCCCCGCAATCTACCGAAAAGCGCAAGCTTTGCACTTTCCCGATATCCGCGCCAAAAGACGCAAGCGAAGCGGTGACCGCGTCAAGGTCCGCGCCGGAAGCGAAAACAGACAAGCAAAACGGGACCTTATCCGGGACCTTCCATTTCGCCTTTGTTTCGGATAGCGTCGAGTTAAGCCTATCCCGCGCCTTGCTTGCTACTTCCGGGGAAGCGAAGCGAAGCGCAATCGATTGCGCGTATTCTCCCCAAAAATGGTGCCTTGCTTGTCCTTGCGCTTTCAAGACGCACCTCCCGCAATTGCCGAAGCCTTGCGCTTGCTTGTCCCGTGTGCGGGGAAGCCGATAATGACTGACCGTTCCCGCCGGGAACATAGCTGACAGGTTGCGCAGCTAACGTTATCCCGTTGCGTAGCGGGACACACTACCACCCGGCGTCCCTCGGGAGTTAAGCAATTGCGCGTCTGTTCCTGCGGGAGCACGCAAACGACAGGCCCCGCTTTAGTCCGCGCAAGCGTGTCCGCGTGTGCAAGGCTGTTAGCGGAAAGGTTAATTGTGAACCCTCGGGAGTTGGCATTTGCAATCGCTTGCAAGTTGCTGCGGGAGTTTGTCTTGTGCGTGTAAGTGAATCCCCGCTTGCCTAGGTTTGCGCGAACTAAGGCGAAAAGCTCCCGAGAGTTAATCCGCTCCCCGGGTCCGGGAAGGTCCCCGGCCTGATTATGTCTCCAGAGCTGACCTTGGGGAAGTCCCGCAATCTCCGCGCAAAACTTACCCCAAGCCATCCCGCGCTCCCTTGCGGTGACCTTTCGCCAATGCAAGGCAAGCGGACCGCTCCCCGCGTAGCAACCCTGTCCCCGGTTAAACGGACAAGACGGAGGACAGGTTTTCGCCGAGGTAGTCGAGACAGGGATAGGTCCCGTCTTAGCATTCCCGGATTCACGGGATAGGTGAACGTATGTCTGCATTTGTTCGTTTGTTTCTGATTAACTAACAATTGCTTAGAACGCATAGGCAAGGCCCAAGCCGAGCCCGGCAATAAGCAGGACATAAAGCAGGACATCAGCAAGTGTGAGGTGTTCGGTATCGTGTTTCATTCTTCGCCCTCCACTTCCTCGGCTTCCTCCGCTTGCGGCCTTGAAGCTTCAAAGGCGAGCCTCGCAAGGCGCTCGCGCTCCCGCTTGGATTCAAGCCGGGACTCGTCAGCAGGAGTCCAAGGCGTTTGCCGTGATTTAGCCTCGGCGAAAGCCTCGGCGAGTGTTACTTTGGTTTGCATTTCTTTGTTTTGTTTCGGCTCGGGTATCCCAAGCGCGCCGACAAGATACCAGAAGCGAGCGCGTAAATGCAATAAGTAGTAACACGTATCTGAAAGGGACTAGCTCCCCGCAAACCGAATCCCCGCAACCCAAACCTCCAAAGGCCCTATTCCCTCAAAGCAAAGGGACGGGAAAGGGACCGTAAGAGAGAACACCCAAGGTCAGGGTCGAGGTACGGGTCACGGTCAGGGGCAGGCAAGGGCATGGGCGCAATCCTTTCACCCCTTAAAGCCTCGCCTCGCCCGCGCAGGGGTTGCTACTCCCACTTGTGCTCAGGGTGTTCCCCCTAGTTCTATCCCTAGGGTGATCACCTCATCCCAATTGGGGGGGGAGGGGTCGGGGCCGGGGGGTGGTGGGTAAATTGGGATTGCTCCACTAAGCCCTTTTAAAAAATTCCCAAGATGTCGTCCTATGCTCCACTTACCCCTTTTAAAAAATTTCCAATATGTCCCTAAAAGGCCGTCCTTTGCGATTAGGCTTGATCTAGGCCCTAGAGCTATGCTCGGATAGCCCTATGGCGAAAGAACGTGTTAAACGGGCTAGAAAGCCTGTTTCTGAGATGGCGGTGGAGATAGCTAAGTTTGGGGAGGCTGAGGGGAACTACTTGGAAAGGCGTGACCCGGCTAAGGCCGTGAAGGCTTTGGAGATGTTGGCTGAGGGGTGCTCCTTTGGGAAGATCAGGGAGGAGCTGGGGATGAAGTGGGAGACGATTAGTCGGCTAAAGGCCCGGCATCAGATGGTGTTGGAGGATAGGCGGCGGGAGTTGGCGCAGGATGCGTTGGAGATAGCGGAGGGTCTGAGGCTGTTGCAGAAGGAGAAGATGCGGCAGTTGGCGGAGGACCCTGAGCAGTTGGCGCGGACCAACATTCGTGATCTGGCTATTCCTTGGGGCATAGCTAATGACAAGTTCCTTGCAGCTCTGGGGGAGAACAAGGTGGTGGTGGAGCACAAGGGTGCCGCGCCTAGCTTGGAGGATGCGATGAAGGCTATTGAGGAAGCTAGGGCCAAGCTGAAGGCCAGTAGCGTGGAAGTGGTGGCTAAACCCGTGGAGGAGGCCCAATGAGCGACAAACCCAATCCATACTTCCACGTTGAGGAGTTTGAGACGAACAAGCGCCTGAACGAGAGCATACAAAAAAGCTGCAACCGCTTTAGGCGTAGCGTAGACGGAATTAAGGCGCTATCGGGTCAGCAGTTGGAGTACTTCCTGATTGCGATGGCTAAGCAGGCTCAGCAGCACGAAGACTTCAAGAACTACCCGATGCCCAAGGTGACCATAATCGACTTCATCTCTGATCTGTTTGAGAGGGGTAGGCCATAATTGTTGAAAATACTGGGGTGTTTTTTCAACAACGCGCAAAGCAAACTAGGCTTTCCTTTAATTCCATTTTCCGGAATTAAAGAAAACGAGGCTTTCCTTTAACAATGGCCGACGACGAATGGTTTAAGAAGCGGCTCACACAACTCACCATCCAAAACATATGAACGAGCAGACGATTCTTGAACGCGAGAACTGGGCGGCTAACTCTAAAAGGGTTGTACGGTGGGAGGGATACTGGCAATGCCCGAGTCATTGGCCGGCGATCAATCTCATTCCTAATTTGGAGGTTAGCTTTGAGACTGTTGACAACGGTGAGGGTAGACGGCTGGAGATACGTCTGCCACAAGACCTTCGCCTTAATGTGCTGTTTAACTTCTGGAACTTGGCTTGCGGGGTTTCGGTCTTTACCGGCATTCGGCTGGTTAAGTAACAATGGCCCTAGTCTGGGAACCGCACGAAGTTCTAAAGCCGCCGACTGACGAGGAGTTGGCGGCGATGGAGCCGCAGGATGTCCTGAAGCTCCACGAGCTTTACCACTCGGCTATCTCCAATAGCAGGCGAGACCCCTATCGGTACGGGTGGAAGCTGCCTCATTGGCGGGATGCCGAGGAACTGCTCCAGACCCACGCAGAATTGCTAGTAAGCGGCGGAAATCGTTCTGGCAAAACAAGTTGGGCAGCACACGCTGTAGTTAAGTCTGCGGTGGAAAACCCCGGCTCCGTCATTATGTGCTTTGCCCAGAATGCGGATGTGTCCATCCGTCAGCAGCAGTCTGCGGTCTATGACGCTCTGCCGGAAGAGTTTAAGGTGAAGGTGTTAGGGACGGAGGAGAACGTGTCCTACACCCGGAAGAACGGGTTCTCCAAGTCCAGCCTCATCCTCCCTGTCAGCAAAAGCTCCATCATCTTTAAGACGTATGCCCAATTCCTTAACAACGACACAATCCTTGAGGGTGCTGAGTTGGGGTGCCGGAATCCTAGCTGGATCAACATTGGCGCTTGGTGTGATGAATATCTCGTCGGCCCGGAACTCCTTAGCACTCTTCGTTTTCGGTTGGCTACTCGCAACAGCAAGCTGGTCGTTACTTTCACACCTATCGACGGCTACACCGAAGTTGTCCGAGACTACGTGCAAGGAGCTGAGACCATCCGATCTAAGCCCGCCGAGCTTCTGGGTGGCCGGAGCGTCCCATACCTACAGCGTTCAAGGAACCGGGATGGCGGGATCATCTACTTCCACAGTAGGGACAACCCCTTCGGTGGTTACGACCGTATCGCCAAAGACCTAGCCAACAGGCCAGAGGCCGAAATCCTGACCCGTGCGTATGGCATTGCCACCAAGTCCATCAGCACGAAGTTCCCCAATTTCAGCCGTGATCTGAACGTCGTAGCCCACGAGTCGATCAATCTGAAGGGAACGACGAAGTACCTGATCCTCGACCCTGCTGGACGGAAGAACTGGTTTATGGCGTGGATTGCCGTGGACCAGTCGGATACGTGGTGGATCTATCGGGAATGGCCTGATGTTAATGTCGGGGATTGGGCGAGATGGCACGGGGGCAAGTGGATCGGCGGAGAGGGGTCTAAGGGCCTTGGTTACGGGATACGTGACTACGTGGATCTCATCACCCAGATGGAGGCCGATACGAATGACACCATCTTTGAGCGCCTCATCGACCCTCGGCTAGGTGCAGCCAAATATCAGACGCAAACCGGCGTATCGTCCGTTATGGCGGACCTTGAGGATGCGGGGTTAGTCTTCCTTCCAGCCCCCGGCTTGGACATCGAGGATGGGTTGCAGGCCATCCAGACCAAGCTTTCGTACAACAAGAAGGCCCCGGTAGATTCCCTGAATCGGCCCCACCTGTACATCTCGGACCGCTGCGAGAACATCATCCAAGCCTTTCAGGAGTACACGGCGGATGGCGGGCAGGATGAGGCGTGGAAGGATCCCATTGACTGTATCCGCTATGCGGCGGTGGCCGGGATACGCTTTATCGACCCCAACTCACTTCGAACCATTAAACCGACTGGAAGGGCCTACTGATGATCGCATTCAATGACCTGTGTACGGAGCTTGGCATCACCAAGTTCCAATTAGCCAAGCTGAGGGATGAGCGTCTGGCGGAGGGGGAGTATCTGACCGTGGAGGGCCGGAAGTTCTTTACGGAGGAGGGAGCAGAGAAGCTCCGACTGGCTGTGGCTGTCCCGGAGGCTGTGCCGAAGCGTTTGCAGATGCGGGTGATTCGCCGCGCTCCCAATCCGCATTGGGTTTATTGCATGATGGAGAAGGACAAGGGACTAGTCCCCGTAGCCGTCCGACCCCGTGACTGTGATAAGCTGATCGGCAAGCCCATCTTTGTCGATGTCATCACCGACGAGAAGGGAACCACCTACCGTCATGAAGTCCTCGGACGGTGACATCACCCTAAACCCCGTATGGCAGGCCGAGCAGATGGACCGTCTGCTGGGGTTCGAGATTCTGACCCGTACCCTCACGGCTCAGTACCAGCCAATCAGCCCGGAACTGCTGGCTGACAAAATAGGGGCGCACAAGGGCGTTGCGTATACAATCGTCCAGAATCTCCAGCGCAAACTGAATGCAAACTAATGACCTTAATGAAGCCCTGACCTACGTCCGGGCGGTTCCCAATGTCGCCGCGCTGAAGAACGCTTACGACACAACCATCAATGATCTAGACTGGTACTTGCAGAGTACCCGAGATTCTTATGACTACCGCCGAAACATCTGGCCGGGAAAGTCCAAGGATCTGCGTAAGCACGGGAGCGACGCCTTCCCCTTTGAAGGGGCGGCGGATTCGGAGGTGCAGGTCATCGACGAGCGTATCAACACCTACGTTGCGTTGTTTATGTCTGCGCTCAATCGGGCGCACATCCGGGCGTACCCAATCGAAGTAGGGGATATTGGCCGGGCGCGGGTGGTCTCGGCTTTCCTCAAGTGGATGGTGGCCTCCTACATCCCCGACTTTAAGCGTCAGATGGAGCTGGGTGCCAACTATCTGTTGGAGCGGGGCATTATGGTCACCTACGTGGGGTGGCAGAAGGAGAACCGCACCTTCCTTCAGCGTCTGGATCTGTCCCAGATTGCTCAGGTGAGCCCCGATTTGGCCCAAATCATCCTCGATGGGAAGTCGGATGAGCAGGTCGTTCAGCTTCTGAAGGGTCAGTTCGACAATCTGACCGATAAGCGGGCGAAGAAAGCCCTGAAGGAGCTGCGGAAAGAGGGTTCTGCGGAGTTTCCGGTGGTTCGTCAGTCGGTTAACTGCCCCAAAGTCGCGGCTTTGGCTCCTGACGGGGACGTTTTCTTCCCCGCCTACACGACCGACCCCCAGAAGGCCCCGTATTGCTTCTGGCGCGTGCTGATGACCGCTCAGGAGATCAAGAACAAGGTGGCTACGGAGGGCTGGGACTCCGAATGGGCGGACAAGGTTATTGAAATGCAGGTAACTTCCGTGGATATGAACGATCCACGGACGAACACCTCCTACACCCGCATCGCGCAGGAGCAGACGACCGAGCTTTACGAGGTCATCTACTGCTATCAGCGGCTGGTTTCCGAGGAAGACAAGTCCGAGGGCATCTACTGCACCGTCTTCCACAACAACTACTACGGAACCTCCGAGGAACCGAAGTACGCGAAGCACGAACTGCTCAACGGGTACGACGACTATCCCTTTGTCGTCACCAAGCTGGGCGAGGACAACAAACGTTTGTACGAGCTTGCCACGGTGCCCGAGCAACTGCGCGGCATCCAATGGCAGGTGAAGGTGGAGCGCGACAGCCGCATCGACCGCAACAGCTATGCCACCCTTCCCGCCATTATGTACCCCGCGGGAACGCCCGCGCCTGAATGGGGCCCCGGAGTCAAGGTCGCCTATCGCCGGATGGGCGAGATTCAGTTTGGGCCTACTCCTGCCTACA